CACCAAGTTCCCGACGATCCTCGAGCACGAGCATGCGTGGCTGGCACGTCGCGCTCGCTCGCGGTGAGTCGAGCAGTGCAGGCGCCAGCACTCGTGTGTGTGTCGGCCGAAACCGGCGGGTCCCTCTTGGCAGCGGAGAGCAGCGGGCTCGATGACCCCGAAAATTCTCCACACAATTTCCGGCGGGATCGTTTCGTTTCGCTTGGCGATGTCGTGGCCCTGCGCCTCGAGATCCGAGACGATCGCGGTCGCGTCTTTGCGTCGGCCTGGCATTTCACATGCGGGGTCGAGTCATGAACATCGAGCAGGTCCGCGTCGCCGACCTCGTGCCCTACGCGCGGAACTCGCGCACGCACTCGGCGGCGCAGGTCGCGAAGCTCGTTCGGAGCATCGAAGAATTCGGGTTCAACAACCCGGTGCTGATCGACGGCGACGGCGTGCTCATCGCCGGCCACGGTCGCACGCTTGCCGCGCAGAAGCTGCAGCTCGAAGAGGTGCCGGCGATCCGGCTGACGCATCTCTCGGAGGACCAGCGGCGCGCGTTCGTCATCGCCGACAACCGCATCGCGGAGGACGCGGGCTGGAATGACGAGCTGCTGAAGTCGGAGCTGGCCGCGCTGAGCCTGGCGGACTTCGACATGAAGGCGGTAGGCCTCGAGGACGACGAGCTGGCGCGCATCCTCGGCGCCTCGTCGACGGTCGGCCGCACCGCGCCGGACGACGTGCCGGAGCCGACGCAGCACGTCGTCTCGAAGCTCGGCGATGTCTGGCTCTGCGGCCCGCACCGCGTGCGCTGCGGCGACTCGACCTCTGACGCCGACGTCGCCGCTTTGCTCGCTGGCGCCCGGCCCAACCTGATGGTCACGGACCCGCCCTACGGCGTCGACTACGACCCAGCCTGGCGGCAACGCGCGGGGCTCACCGGCGCCGCGGCGACGGGCAAGGTGGCGAACGATGACCGGGCCGACTGGCGCGCCACGTGGCGGCTCTTCACCGGAAACGTCGCTTACGTCTGGCACGGCGGGTTGCACGGCGCGACGGTCGCCGAGAGCCTGGCCGTGGCGAAGTTCAAGGTCCGCGCGCAGATCGTGTGGGTCAAGACGCGGCCGGTGATCTCGCGTGGCCACTACCACTGGCAGCACGAGCCGGCTTTCTACGCGGTGCGCGAGGGCGAGGACGATGCCTGGCAGGCTCGCTTCGACGAGGAGTTCGAACCGGCCTACTACGCGGTGCGCGACGGCGAGACGGCCGACTGGCACGGCGATCGGAAGCAGCGGTCGGTCTGGATGATCGAGAACCTGAAGAACGACACTGGCCACTCGATGCAGAAGCCCGTCGAATGCATGCGCAGGCCGATGCTCAATAACTCGAGCGTCGGCGACCGCGTCTACGAGCCCTTCGGCGGCAGCGGCTCGACCCTCATCGCTGCAGAGCAGATCGGCCGCATCGCCCTCGTCATGGAGCTGATGCCGAACTACGTAGATCTCATCGTGCGGCGCTGGCAGGCGTTCAAGGGCGCCAAGGCCACGCGCGAGTCCGACGGCGCGACCTTCGACAGCCTGGTGCCGGCATGAGCGACGACGGCCTCGGCGGCGAGTGGCGCGACGTCGAGATCGTCTCGAAATTCCTCAACATCACGCCGCGTCGCGTCCAGCAGCTAGCCGTCGACGGCGTCATCCCGAAGGGCGAGCGCGGCAAGTACCACCTGGTCGGTGCGATCCGCGGCTACATCAAGTTCCTGCAGGACCGCATCGAAGCGCGGGCCGGCGAGGACGGCGGCCTTCACGACGAGCGCACGCGCCTGGCGCGCCTGCAGTCCGACGAGATCGAGATGCGCTTGCTCGAGCGGCGTGGCCAGCTCGTCAACGCCACGCAGTTCGAGGAGGCGGTCGGCCAGGCCGTCATGTCAACGCGCGCCGAGCTGCTCGCGCGCGACGACAAGCTGAAGGGCGAGCTCGACGCGCTCTACGGCATCGATGTCGACCTGAGCCTGCTCAATGAACACACCCGCGCCGCGCTCGCACAACTGGCTCGATACGACGCCAGCGGTGCGGGCGTCGCTGCGCCGGCTGTGGGCCAAGTTCGAACCGCCGGAGGTCATGACGACGACGGCGTGGGCGCGGACGCACCGCATGCTGTCGGCGAAGGCGACGGCGCGGCCGGGGGTCTACAACCCTGACATCACGCCGTGGGTGCAAGGCATCCACGAGGCGCTCGACGACCCGAAGGTCTTCGAGGTCGTCTGCTGCAAGTCCGCCCAGGTCGCCTGGACCGACGGCGTGCTGCTGAACTACATCGGCAAACGGATCGACCTCGACCCGTGTCCGATGATCGTCATGTTCGCAAAGGACCTCGCGGCGAAGGAGTTCAACAGCGAGAAGTTCGAGCCGATGGTGGAGGCCACGCCGCGGCTCTCCGCCAAGATCGCGATCCACAGCACGCGCGACAAGAACAACCGCTGGCAGTTCAAGACCTTCGCCGGCGGGTTCCTAAAGTTCGTCGGCTCCAACAGCCCGAGCAGCGTCAAGTCGACGCCGGCCCCCGTCACCGCTGTTGAAGAGCCGGACGACTGCAACGAGAACATTCGCGACCAGGGCGACACGATCACCATCCTGCGCGAGCGCAGCAAGACCTACACGCGCCGGAAGATGATCTTCGGCGGCACGCCGACGGTCGAAGGCGTCAGCCGCATCGAGGCCGCCTACAAGGGCAGCGACCAGCGCAAGTTCTACGTGCGCTGCCCGGACTGCGACGAGGAGCAGACGCTCGCCTGGGAGCACGTGCAGTGGACCGACGACCCGCTCGCGTCGCACGAGGTCTACGGCACAGCGCTTCCGAACTCTGCGCGCTACTGCTGCCCGCACTGCGCGTCTCTGTGGACCGATGCCGAGAAGAACCGGGCGGTACGTAAGGGCGTGTGGCGCGCGAACGCCGCGTTCCACGGCGTCGCCGGCTTCTACATCAACGAGCTCTACGCTCCGTTCCCTGGCTCCTACATGGGCCGCCTGGTCGAGAAGTACCTGACTGCGAAGCACGCGCTCGAGCGCGGCGACGACACGAAGATGCGCTCGTTCCGCAACAACACCGAAGGCCTGGCCTACAAGATCCAGACCGACATTCCGCCGGCCGACGACCTCAAGGTTCGCGCCGAGTCCTACGACGAGTTCTCCGTCCCGCACGGCGGTCTCCTGCTCACCGCCGGCGTCGACGTTCAGCACGATCGCCTGGCCATCGTCATTCGCGCATGGGGCAGGGGCGAGGAGTCCTGGCTCGTCTACTTCGGGGAGATCTTCGGCTCGACGCTCAATCCCGAGGGCGGCGCCTGGCTCGACCTGGACAAGCTGCTGACGCGCGACTTCCGGCACGCGACGGGTGCTGCGCTGCGCATCGCGGCCGTGTCGATCGACGGCTCCGACGGCAACCGCACCGAGATCGTCAACGCCTACGTGCGCGGCCGGAAGCACCTGCGCTACATGAGTGTGAAGGGCGCGAGCGAGCAGACGGACGACCGGAAGGAGATCTTCTCCACGCCGCGCAAGGTCGACACCGGCAAGTTCTTCCAGAAGGCCAAGCGCGGCTTGCAGACGTTCCAGGTCGGCACCGCGCGAGCGAAGGACCTGATCCTCGAGAGCCGCGTCAAGCTCACCGGGTCGGGCCCAGGCCGCATGCATTGGTACGAGCGCGTGCGGCCCGACTACTTCGAGCAGCTCACCAGCGAGGTGAAGGCGCCCTCGCGCATCAACCGCAACCGCAAGGTCTGGCAGAAGAAGGCCGGCATTCGCAACGAGGGGCTCGACGCCGAGGTCTACGCGCTGCACGCCGCCCGCTCGCTGAAGACCAATCTGATGCACGACGCGCACTGGGCCGCGCTCGAGCAGCGCATGCGCCAGCGCACGCTGCTCGCCGAGCCGGTGCCAGAGCAAGAGCAAGAGAACGACGACGACGAACCGGATGCATCACCGCGTGGCGGAGACGTGTCCGGCAACCCTCCCGCGGCGACGCAAGAAGCCGCGGGAGCCGCCGCTGCAGAGCCAGCACCGCCGGCGCCCGTACAGGCGCCTGCACTGCCGGCGCCCATGAAACGACCGCCGCCGCGTCGGCCTGGTCGGCCGGGCGGCAGCTTCGCAACGAAGTGGTGACGCATGAACATTCCCGGATCACTCATCGCTGGCGACTCGATGATCTGGGTCGACACGCCCTTCGCTGACAACCAGGGCAACAACGTCGACAGCTCCTGGACGCTGACCTACTCGTTCCGCGGCTCGATCGCGGCCGCCGGCATCGACGCGGTCGGCGTGGCCACCGGCTCCGGCTGGACGACCACGGTGACGCCCGCCCAGTCGGCCGCGATGAACACGGGCGGCCTGCCGCTCATCTGGTACTGGTCCGCCTGGGCGCTGAAGGCCGGCGTGCGCCACACCGCCGGCGACGGCACCCTGCAGGTCAAGCCGAACCTCGCGGCGCTGACGGCCGGCTCGTCGACGTACGACGGCCGCAGCGTCGCGGAGCAGACGCTGAGCGCGATCGAGACCGAGATCTCGGCGCGCGCCACCGGCGGCATGACGGTCGAGTACACGATCGGCAACCGCTCGCTGAAGAAAGAGCCGATGGCCGCGCTCATCGCGCTGCGCACGACCTACAAGGGCATCGTCGCCCGCGAGCGTCGCGGCCAGCAGATCGCCAACGGCCTGGGCAATCCGACTCGCGTCGGGGTGAGGTTCACGTCATGAGCGCTGTGCCTCCGGTGTTCGATCTGCAGAGCCGGTCCTGGTATACGCCACGGTTCGCGGCGGAGCAAAGGCGCACAGGCGTCGCGGTCAAGGAAGGCGACTCGCTTCTCAGTACCTGGAAGGCCGCGCATGGCCCCGAGTCGCGCCGCATGGCCGTCCGTGCCCAGGCGATGTCCAAGCGCGGCTACGCCGGCGCGAACATCGGCCGCACCACCGCCGACTGGGTCGCGCTGTCGACCAGTGCCGACGCCGAGCTCTACACCAGCCTGCGCGCGCTTCGCAACCGCGTGCGCCAGCTCGTGCGCGACAACGAGTACGCGAAGCAGGCCTTGCGCCTCATCGTCAACAACGTCGTCGGCCAGGGCATCGGCCTGCAGTCCGTCGTCAAGAAGCGCGGCGGCAAGCTCAACGACGCCGTCAACAAGAAGATCGAGGCCACCTGGACCCGCTGGGGCAAGGCCGAGTTCTGCCACACCGCGGGCAAGCTCTCGTGGAACGCCATGCAGCGCCTGCTCATCCGCGGCGCGGCCGAGTCGGGCGAGATCCTCGTGCGCATCGTCTACCGCCAGGTGCCCGGCTCGCCGGTCCCGTTCCAGCTCGAGCTGATCGAGGCCGACCAGCTCATCGACAACTGGAGCGGCCGCGCCGCCGCCGGCATGCCGAGCGTCGCGCCCGGCAACCAGATCCGCATGGGCGTCGAGGTCGACGAGTGGCAGAAGCCCGTCGCCTACTGGCTCTATCCGCGCCACCCTGGCGACAACATGATCAACGGCGTTCCGCCGAGCAACAGCTACCAGCGCGTGCCGGCCGAGGAGGTCATCCACATCGGCGTCTTCGAGCGGCCCTACCAGACCCGCTGCGTGCCCTGGTTCCACGCCTCCATGGTCAAGATGCGCCACATGGGCGGCTACGAGGAGGCCGAGATCGTGCGCGCGCGGGCCAGCGCCTCGATCATGGGCTTCATCCAGTCGCCCGAGGTCGACGGCGCGCCCGGCATCGGCGAAGACCCGATGGCCACCGACGACATCGTCGACGGCGAGAAGGTCTTCGACATGTCGCCCGGCATCATCAAGGAACTCGGGCCCGGCGAGACCTTCGCCGGCTTCAACCCGAGCACCGCCAACTCGGCGATCGAGGGCTTCATGCGCTTCATGCTGAGGTCCGTCGCCGCCGGCGTCGGCACCAGCTACGAGAGCCTCAGCCGCGACTACAGCCAGAGCAACTACAGCAGCTCGCGCCTGGCGCTGCTCGACGATCGCGACAACTGGCGCGTCCTGCAGTCCTGGCTCATGGAGCAATTGCACCAGGCCGTCTTCGACCGCTGGCTCAAGGTGGCCAGCCTGAGCGGCCTCGACCTGCCCAACTACGACACGACGCCCGAGATCTACGAGGCCGTCCGCTGGCTGCCCCGCGGCTGGGACTGGGTCGACCCGCTGAAGGAAGTCACCGCCGCGCGCATGGCCGTGCGCTCCGGCTTCGTCAGCATGCAGGACGTGGTCAGCGCGAAGGGCGGCGACATCGAGGAGACCCTGAACCAGATCGCCCGCGAGCGTGCCCTGGCGAAGGACCTGGATCTCGTCCTCGAGACCGACCCGGCGCAGACGAACGACAAGGGCGCAGTACAGGCGCCTGCGGTGCTCGACAACGTCGGCGTCGACGGCGCCGGCGCGGGTGCTGCGCCTGGCGCGGCCGGTGGCAACGATGACAACGCCGGCGACGGCGACGGAAGCGGTGACGGCACGGGCGACGGCACCGGCGACGACAGCTCGGGCGACGGCACGGGCAACGGCTCCGACGCGAGCAAGACCGACAACTGACCGATTCAACCCACGCGGCCCGCCCGAGGCAACTCCGGCGGGCCGCAGCTTTTGGAGAACGCGACATGCCTGCAGCCACGAAGCGCAAGCCCGAGCAGATGCTGAAGGACGGCGCCCAGCTCGCGCCGCTCACCCGCGCGATCTCGCTCGAGCGCAAGCAGTCCGGCGACGCGAAGTCGACCGTCCCCGGCCTCGACCTCGACGCCCGCACGCTCAGCTTCACCTTCTCGAGCGAGCAGCCCGTCTCGCGCTGGTTCGGTGAGGAGGTCCTCAGCCACGACAAGGGCGCGGCCGACCTCTCGCGGCTGAACGACTCCGCGAACCTGCTCTTCAACCACAACTACGACGACGTGATCGGCGTCGTCGAGCGCGCCTCGATCAACGGCGACAAGAAGGGCGAGTGCGTCGTGCGCTTTGCCAAGACCGCGCGTGGCGAAGAGGTCATGGGGATGGTCGCCGACGGGATTCTGCGGAACGTCAGCTTCATGTACCAGGCGCTCGCCTATCGCATCGAGTCGGACGAAGAAGACCCGTACTACGACGACGACGCGGTCTACACGGCGACCCGCTGGCTCGCCTACGAAGTTTCCATCGTCACCGTGCCCGCCGACGCGACCGTCGGCATCGGGCGCGCGGTGGCGAACCAAGAACGTTCGGTGCGCGTGGAAGCACGCGCGCCGGCGAAACCGACCGGGGCAGTCGCCGCGGAACCTCAACGTCAGAAAGGAAATAGCACCATGGACGAAGCCACCCTGGCGGCTGAGCGCGCCGCCGCAACCGCCGCACTCGCCGCCTCCAGCGAGAAGGCGCAGAAGGCCGAGCGCGACCGCGTCGAGGCGATCGTTGCCCTTTGCCGGCAGCACAAGCTCGACTTCGAGGTCACCGGCAGCATGATCGCCCGCGGCATCGACATCGCCGCCGCCCGCGGCGAGGTCCTCGAGCGCCTGCTGCAGGGCGGCCAGAAGCCCGTCGCCGATCTCGGCGGCCGCAACCAGGTCAACCCCGACCTGACCGACAAGGAAAAGCGCAGCTACTCGTTCCTGCGCGCCGTCTCCGCGTCGATCAACAAGGACTGGAGCACCGCCGGCTTCGAGCGCGAGGTCTCGTTCGAGATCGCCAAGCTCAACAAGCGCGAGCAGTCGCAGGGCTTCTTCATCCCGACGAACCTGCCCTTCGCGCCCGACGAGACGCACCTGCGCGCCTGGAACCTGATGAACACGCAGCGCACGCGCGAGATGCAGACTCGCGCGCCCTACCTGGTCGGCACCGCGATCCAGGGCGGCAA